CTTCCACCATGTCCATCCAGTTGACAGGCTCGAGAACAGCTGAGTTCTGCGTCCGCTCGTAGATGGTGACGACGAAGTTGGAGAAGCGATCGATGCCACCGAGTCCAATGGCCTTCTGTGCCTGCCACATCATTGAGATGTACTCAACGCGAAGCGGCTCCCCCTCCAGCTCAGGTGGAGGCGGCGGCAACATCCCGCGACGATTCATGATGTTGAAGACGCGTGTGATCGTTGGATCGTAGACGCCTTGGTTCAGATTTTCAAGCACTGGACCCAGGGCAAGCAGCTTCTCTTCGTGACGCTCTTCGATCTCACGCGCCGTGATGTCACGCTGCGTTCGACGTTGTGCGTCCATCTGTTGGATCATCATGAAGAGATCAACATACATGCCCTTGTTGATTCGTGCTCGGACTTGCTCCTGCTTGTACTCCAAGTCCTGAATGTTCAGCTTCACTTCGTGTGCAGCTCTGAAGCCACCCTCACGATCATCGACGTAGCTGACGTCACCAGGCAGGATCGACGTCTTCGATGTCATCATGGAGGTCGGTGCCACCATGGGTGGATCGATCGACTTGTCGATGGCCTTGAGTGACTTGAGCTCGCCCTTCTGGAGCTGCTTGACATCACCGAGGATCGTCATGCCCGGGCAGTCAGTCGAGTAGACATCCTCACCCGACAACTCCCATCGAGCGCACATCACAGGAAACTCATCGTATCCCGTCTTCTCCAGGAATCGATCGTTGTTCTGCAACGGCCGGTTGTCGGTGCCCTTCTCGTAGTAGCATGAGATGAACTTCTTGTACTCCGATTCGTACATGTTCCGATCCCACTGCCAGTTGGGTTGAATGATGTGCACCACTTCAATCCACTGCTGCCGTTGATGCTTCGTGTACATCTCTCGGACATAGTCTGAGATATTCGACCAATCGATGCGACCATCCTTGATCCCGAAGCGCTCAACGATCTGGTTGACGGTCATGCTGAACTCACGAACGAAAGTCCGAACAACGTTCCGTGAATCATTGGCGATCGAGTAACTCCCAATGGGGAAGACGTACGTCCGAATGACATCCTCCTCATCTTCTTCAAGAATCATGGGTGACGTACCGTAGATCAACAGATCAGAGTACATCTGCGGGAATGAGTTGTAGATGTTCGACCGCAGCAGCACTGAGTGCATCCGCTTCGCTACATCGTAGAGCCACAGCTTGACGCTGTCAAGCTCAGCCTTGTCTGGATCAGTGATGGTCAGCCTGAACCACTCACGCGCGGGCGATGTGACACCCGAGTGCATCCCAGCAGAAGCTGTTCGCACGGCGAAGGTCGCTGTTGAGTCGATGAGCTGCGAGGTGCGCCGATCGCCCCGATTCCGATCAGTGCTGTTGAATCGTGCACGCCGAGGCTTGAAGAAGTTGTTCAGCTCCTTCCAATGCGGAAGGAACGACTGCTTCTCTTGTTCAAGCTCATTCCGAATCATCTCAAGCTTCTGCTTGATGCTCTTCGGATTGTCGACCGGCATTGGGACGATAGCCATGATCAGTACCCCAAGAGAGTCTTACGTTCTGTTGTGGACGTGCTGCCTGAGACGCCACCTGCGCCTGTCAACAGCGTACCACTGCGCGTACCCAACGATGCTGCCTTCTGCTGTGCAGCTGTCGCCATCCCAGCCTCACGTGCCTTCTTGCGTTGCCCTTCAGCTGCCTTGATGTTCGGGTCCTCGGGAACCTTCGGCGTTGGCGGCTTGTTGAGTGCTCCTGCTGCTGTCGTCGCTGCGTTGAAGATCAGCGCTGAGGCTAGCAGCGTCGTTGTCGCGATCGCCATGATGATGCTCCAGAATGAAGTTACGCTCGAACTCCGTGAACCCACGCTTCAGCAACGTCTCAGGTTTGACTTGACTCTTTGACTCGAGAGTCATTATTGTTGAGGAGGCACGCATTTCCCCAAACGAGATGAACGCCTCGAGCAAGATGAGTCCGGCTCTTGAGTTCCTGAACTCGGGTTGCACCCACCAGAACATCTCCGTAAGTAAAGTACGTTCAGGATTGAAGATGTGGGGTGCAAGGTACCCGACGATGAAACCAACAGGCTGGTCAGCTTGGCACGCAACGATGAAGATGCAGTTGTCGTCGTGCATGAGCTGAGCGAGTTTTTCCCACGCATACTCAAGGCTCGGAAAGATGGGACGCTTCAATGCTGTGAACTCATCGAAGAGCTTGAGCTGCTCGATCAGCCACTTGATATCACCAGGATGCGCAGCGCGCAAGAACATCATACGAAAGCTTCCTCAGCAAGAGGATCGTAGTCAACAAGATGATGTGTCGTGTTGCGTCCCATCTTTCGGATCAATCGGTCGGCAGCCGTCGCCATCGTAGCTGGCTGCTCTGGAATAGCAAAGGTCAATGCAAGTGCATCAGCCAAATCAGGTGAGCGTCCGAGCCGCTCCTTGATCTGATCCTTCTCCTCGATCTGGAACCGACCCTTGGAGAACGTGTAGGTTGGCGTCGTCAGCTCGGCCGTCAACTCGGGGATGTTGGGCAGACAACCGATCGTCCGAACCCACTCCGCCATCTTGATGTACATCTCAGCGCGTCGGTTCGCGTAGCGTGAGTCAATAGCAGGTGATTGAAAGACGACAGGGACGATGGGCAGACCGACCGCGTGAAGGTTATCGATGACGCCGTGTCCCCAGTGTCCCGTGTCGTCAATCATTGCAATTTCCCAATCCCAGCGTTCCTTCGCCAACATGATCCGTGCTGCAATGTGCGTTGTGCGCATTCCCCGCATGATCACGGGCTGAATAGCCCGAATCCCTTGACGACCGAAAAGCACCGTACGGTCATCACCAAACCGAGCGACGTCCACACCGAGTCGCTTCTGTGCCCACTCATACCGCTCATGCGTGAGAATGCCATACCGCTTCATCGCCTTTTCGACTTCTTCTGGTCCGAGGAGTGTGTTGATCGATCCAGGCGGGAACTCGCCGAAGACGTTGACGAGAACCCATGGGTTGTGGCGTCCATACATGGCGATCTGTTGCCGCGCCCACTTCTTCGAAATGCGTGGCGACCGCTTTGGGTCATCCGGATCACCTGTGATCGTAATGACGTACCATAGATTACGGTGACGCGTACACGCGTCGTAAAGCGGACCTTCCAGGTGAGTTGGGTTGCCTCCTTGGAGAATCTTCGCCCACCCACCTTGAACTTCTTCATTCGCCAACCCCGCTTCGGCAGTTGCCATGACCGCGGTTGGAATGCCGCCGGACTCATCGAGGACGAAGAAGATGTACTTTGAGTGCAGTCCAGCCAGGGTGTTGGCTTGCTCTTGTGTATCTCCACTCTTCGACCACGGTTGTTTTGCGAAGAACCAGGTCTCACGATGATCCTTTGACTCCAGACGAGTCTGCGTCCATGTGAAGGCGTGTTTGAAGTATTCAGACCGTTGCTGCCACTTGCTCAGCTCGGGCCAGAGGTTATCCTTGAGGTTCTGATCTGTGATACCTGTTGCCTTACCTTTTGGATGCTCACCGCGTTCACCTTGACAACCCATGAACCACCAGATCGCCCACGCCTCGACAGCTGTCTTGCCAGGACCCTTGTTCGCCTTCATGGCGATGCGCTGCTTCTTGGGATCAGTATCTGGCAACGCCCTGAGTACCTTCTTCTGCCAGTAGTCAGGTTCTGCCTTGAACTCCTCCCGCACCATCTGCACAGGATCGTTTCGCCACTTCTTGATAAGTGCAGCAGCGCGATCGATGGTGTTAGATATCATTGGTAACATCCCAGACATCGATGCGACTGCCTGCCTGCACGTTGAGTCCACCGACTGCTGAACTGATCATTTCGATCCCCAAGTTACCGGCTGTGCCAGTGAAGATGAAACCAAAGATCTCAATCGATGCTGGAATGCCTGCTGTGGCGCCGATGTTCCCGAATCCTGCAGCAGCAGCAATGATGACCCCGTTGACATATCGACTCAAGCAAAGGTATGTGGCAGCGAACGCAGCAGGAGCTCCAGCTGTTCCGTGTGCTTTGAAGTACGATTCGTGGGTTGCGACAGCACCGAGAGTGCCCGAGTAAGTGATTCGAAGTGAGTGTCGAGCAGTTGTGGTGCCGTTCTCGTAAAGGACTTGGCCTTGAAATCGATACTTGGAAGCGGCCGCCAGAGCAAGCGCGACGCCGCCAAGTGTGAGAGCTGCAGCTCCCGTGCCAATGACTTGATCCGCAGTCTGCTTGCGAGTTGCATAGGGACCTCCTGCAGCTGCTGGTGTTGCCCATTCCATGGCTGTAATACCAGCATTCGTTCGAAGCACTTGTAAGGCAGCGCCAAGTGCTGCCAACCCAGTACCACCCCGAGCAAAACCGAGAGTCCCAGTTGTAATGAGCGATGTGTCATGTGCTAACGGTGCTCGGGCATCAGAGAGTCGTGTGTCACTTGCTTGTACAGCAAGTCCTGCTGTGATTTCGGCTGACGTCGCCAGTTCAACAACACCTTTTGCTGTCGTCGTAGCGGCCGGCAGATACGCCACCGGAACAAGGATACCACTGTCGAGCGGTGCATACCCCGAGGCAGCACCTCGTTCAGACTCCTTTTGATAGCCAATATGTGGATCAGCGGCTGCCTCATGTGTTGTAATGAGCCCAGCTGCAGCATTTCCGAGTGCGACAGTTGCTGCTGTAGTGCCTGTTGGAAGTTGTGCAAGAGGAACTTTCGTTGTACCATCGAGTGAGGCATAGCCAGAAGCTGCTGCTTTCTCTGACTCCTTCTGATAACCAACGTGTGGATCGGCGTCAGCTCCATGTCCCGCTGCTGTGAGTGCGACTGGATCGCCCGCCGAGTTATGATCAACCCGTGAGATACCCTTGACTGCCGTTGTTGCTGTTGGCGCAGGTGGTCCCGGTGGACCAGGAACACCAGCACCCCCGCCACCGAGACCCAAGCGACGAACACGCGCAAGAATATCATCGATGAGTTTCTGTCGGTAGCGGGAGTTGAGGTTGTCCACCTAGTACTCGTCTTCCTCGGACACGGGTCTCGACGGTGGACCAGCTGTCTTCTTGGCCCCCTTCTTGGGCTGAGGTGGCTTCTTCGTCGTGGGCTTCTTCGTGGTCGGCTTCCGCTTCTTCGTGGCCATTGTACCTCCTACCAGACACGGTAACTAGGACCCGTAACTCCACACAAGGGAACTGCACCCGGGATGATAATGCAGCCCCCCGTACCAACTGTCACAGAGATTGACCACCTCCGAAAAGGCGCTGGATGTTCGATCACTGAGTCGCGTGCCTTTGCTGTGTTCTCAAGCAAGAGAGTCAGTTTGGGAACTGAATCTTTGAGTGCCTTGCAATCGATGACCAGCAAAGAGCACGCGGCTTTCAGTGAGTCATGACTCACCACAAGTGCTTGATGCTGTGGCAACGGAACAGCTGGCAATGGTTCACCCGTGACGGTGTCGACAGCGTACACGGTGTCAAACTTCCAGAGCGTGTCGCGCTTCAGGAGTTCTCCCACGCGCACGATGCGCACCTCGACAGAGTCCGACAGACGCTTGATAATGGGGAGGAAGTCGTTCTTGAGCGAATCCGCGACACGCACTCGCTCTTTGTCCACCGCATTCTGAACCGTGTCGGCCTTGTCGTTGCACTGACCCACGAAGGCCCCAATGGCGATTGCCGCCACGAGCCCGAAGAACACCGTCAGAAGATGACGAGACACGCGAGAGCTCCGATAACCACGCCACCGAAATCCCAGGCGAGATCCCACGGATCGATGTACCCCATGATCGCCTCCCAGATCGCCCCAGCCAGGAAGGCAAAGATGGCTGAAAGGATCATGGGTACGCCGATCCAGCACCCGAGCAACGTAATGAGTGCCGAGATACCCAAGTGGTAGAACGACCATCGATCCTTCTTGGGATACTTCTGCCCCTTGGCCGGACCGACGTCACCCAGCTTCTTTCGGTAGACGTATGCAACGCCGAGAGTGATGCCGATCAAAGCAAGCATGACGAATGAAGCAACTGCTGCACGGCCTTCCAGCATGGGTGTTGGCTGCAAGAAGAACAAGATGGGTAATCTTGTTGCATCAACCTTCGCCTCTGCTTTCTTCTTGTCCTTCGCTGCCTTGCGCATCTCCCAGAAAGCAAAGAGCACACCAACAGCAGCAAAGACACCAGCTGCATAGTACCCTTCAGTACCCCACGTAGGATCACCCGACGTGAGCATTGCAAGAACCGCAGCAACGATGAAGAACACCGTGGCGATCCAGCCTATCTTCTTCACCATTATGGCCTCAAGGCATAGATGGTCTCGGGCCAAACCCGCATGGCGAGCTGCTCACGCCAGAAGTCTGGATCGAGAATGTGAGCCGCAACATCCTGCTTGCGGCCGGGGGACACCTCACGATGCTGCAAGTTCACCTCAGCACCGTATCCGTACGTCTCCATGAGCACCGATCCAAGCCAAAGACCCGACTCTAGCTGCTCATACGTCAGCTCATCATCATTGGGATTGTCATCAGAGCCATTGTCGTTGGCGAATGAGACGCCAAGTGTGCAGTGATTGAGACTGTCGTTGAGCCGTGGCAGCCCAAGCCACTGTGAATTGCCAGCGTGATAGGCGATCGTCAGAGGATGCAGTGTCCGAACGATCTTTCCAGACTTGTCGATGATGTATGTGTATGACGATCGTTTGTTCGAAGGCAGGGGTTTGAAGACAGGCTTACCCCCCTCCATCACCTTCTCCTTCCGATCCATCCACCCACGCGCGCCCGTTGCTGTGTCCCCTGCCGTCGCGTGCCAGACCGTGCCAAGTACACGTGAGACACGCGTTGCGCCATGATAGACAGCATCGTCAGCCCGCTCGACACGATCCTGAAAGTTCGGACGACCAATCATGGGGCCTCCTCACCGACGTGATCGTCAGTCAGCGGCTTTACATCGCCAGCACGCCGAGTGCCTGTTTCACCTTCAGCTCGGCCCTCCTCCTTACCTTCGGCATGTGCGATCTGCTCGGTGGTCTTGAGCAGCGCTTCGAGCTTCGAGTTGACCGCCAGGTGGACCTCGCGAACGCCCTTGTAGGCGAGGATCGCCGCGATCGTCGGCGCCAAGAAGCCGAGGATGCTGACGGCTTGAACGGTGGCTTCTGTGCCACCCTTAAGAAAGAGAAAGATTGCGCCACCGACGCCTGTCAACGACAAGAAGATGACAAGGCCAAGGATCAACTTGGAAGGCGGCGCTGGAGGAGTGCTCACGGGCGTGTCCATGGTAGTCGTGATTCAGGGTGGGACGTTCAGGTTGTACTTTGCGTTCAAGTACGCTTCGACTTCCAGTACCTCTAAAGCCGTCAAGAGATTGGGCCCAGAGTACAACATGATTTCGGCGATGTCCCCCTGCCAAAAGAATGCTTCCGCGCTATTGATGAGTGCCTCACCGATGCGACCCGCCGGCCCCGTGAGAATGTTCTGCAGAGCAATCGCATTGGTGACCGTTTCCTCGAGCAGACCGTTGACGTACAGCTCGAAGATGTTGCCGACGTGCGTGCCACGTTGCGTGAACCAGTTGCCATCAGGCACTTGATCCGACTCACATTGCGTCGTGACGGTCTGGTTGTCCGGAAAGCGCCACCACTGATGCCGCGTGGGACCGCCGCCACCCCCACGTCCATATCCGAAGTTGTAGACTTGTTCTGTGCCTGTCGTGTTGCCGGTCACGCTGATGATAGCTTGCTGACGGCCGCGGTCGGGGGCCCTCGCGACAGCAAAAATGGCGGTCGGTTCCACATAGCAATAGTGGTAGAACCAATCGTTGGCGTCGAACGTGAGGAGCGGATGGCCATTGAGACCGTTGAGCGTGAGGATCGGGCGACGCGTGAGCACTTGCTCGGCGTAGTAGTTGTTGCCGGTGGAGTCGGGCCAGTTGCTGACCTGTGACCCGTCGGGCAACGCGATGAGTGACTCACCCTTCCACCACGCCGTGAGCCGTGCGTCACGCAAGTGCGCAGGCAACAGCCCACAGTCGTGCGCCCCCACCCCACCATAGCCCGGTGTGCCACCGAACTCGCTCGGAATGCCGCTGATGCCTGGCACACCGCTGAAGTTGGAGACGCCACCCAGCTTCCCGACGCCCCCCTTGCAGCTCAGGCCGTTGAACCGATCGAGCCGACCCATCGTCAGCCGCACCCTCCCATGTGCAGCATCGTCTTCGCGACGCAGATCGCGCACTCGAGGGAGATGCCGAAGGCGACCATCTGGTTGACGATGATCCAGAACAGTTCCTCGAGCGAAACCATCGGCTTCGCGCCCATGAGGAACATGGCGAGGACGAACATGCACACGCGGTTGAGATACTTCATGGTGATGAACTTCATGGCACATCTCCTGTGAAAAGAACGTACAGCCACCAGAACATCAACGCCATACCTAATGAGAGGAGCATGAACACCGCGATGATCCCGAGCACGAACCTGAGCGTGGTGCTCACGTGCACGACGTGGAGCGGCATTAGATCACCTCCGCACCACCCTGCTGAATCCAGACGTTCCCGACGCGAATGAACTGAATGGTGAGGAACTTGCCATTGCCGGTCGACGGCGGCAGCGTGAAGCTCGGGTGCGTGCGATACGCACTGCCGAAGGTCACCTCGACGGGCTGGTTGGTCCAATTCTGGAGCAGGAAGAGAATGTCGTGCCCCACCTCAGGCGAGTTCTGTGGGTTCTGAATCGTCAGCCCAGCCGCTGGCACGTCCGACGGGAAGTAGTCGCCTTGATCGCAGTCGACTTGGAGCGCACCTGCGATGATCGTCGGCGCAACGATCTTGCGAAGGAGCCCGAGATGTCGGACATGCGTCGTGATGTCCGAGAAGACCTGGTTGGCCATACTGTCCTCGATGGGTTATGGAGTGAACTTCGGGAGTTGCACGCAGGGCATCGGCCCTGTCTGGAACAGAACGTCAGACCCGGAGACGCCGACCGCCATGACTTCGACGCCGAGCTGGAAGAAGAGGTACTGCGCCACCAAGACTTGCTGATCAAGATAGACTTCCATGCGCGCGATGCTGTCAGCGATGACGCCGGGTGTAATCGTATTGCTGAGCATTGTCGCAGCCGTCAGCTCCGTGGCGACTGTTCCGTCAATGTTGGCACTCTTCCAGATGCGCCCGCGCAGCCGAACGGTTGCCCCTTGTGGACTACCGCTGCCATTCTTGAACGGCATGATCACTTGCCAGAGGCCAGGGCGATACGTCCCCGTGCGAAGGGGTGTGCGGAGACAGTCGGAGAGATTTGGAGCGGCTGACGGCTGGAGCACGGCGCTAAACGACGGCTCCCACTCGATCCAGGCGCTGCGAAACTTGCTCGACTGGCCGACGGCGAGCACCCCAGG